TAGTGCCAGACGAGATTTGCCTAGTATGGTATTTGGTTGGAGTAGTCCTGGGCCAGTTGATAGACGTGATGGAAAACCTACAGTAAAATCCGGCGGAAAAATTGATGCAATAGATATAAAAGCAAGCAGGCTAACAGGAACAACATTAGTTATGGATGACGGTGATCCTACGCTTTTTAGAAAAGGATCTGCAAAAACTTCACCTAGCGAATATGCTAGTATACCAAACGGCGGTGATCCTACAAAACCGTTTAATGAATTGTTTAGAATTCGTACCAGAACTGGACATCAAATATTATTACATAATTCAGAAGACTTGGTATACATTGCACACGGTAGTGGTGATAGCTGGATTGAAATGACAGCTAACGGAAAAATTGACATTTATTCAAAAGATAGTATTAGTATCCATACTGAAAATGACTTTAATTTTAAAGCAGATAGAAATATTAATTTAGAAGCAGGACAAAATATTAATATAAAAGCAGGCAATCAAATGGCAATGGAAACAGCAGCTAATTGGACAGTAAAAGTAGGGGCAGATGGCATGCTTACATGTGCTGGTTCAAGTAATATTAAATCTGCAGCACATAAAGAAACAGCCGGTAGAATTGATATGAATGGTCCTGCTGCGGCAGAAGCAGGTGCTGCGCCGATTCCAAATAGAGTACCTAAGCGAGGATCTTGGACAGGACAAGAAAATAAGAATCCCCAAGAACACACTCCTGAAAAAACAGATAACGATCCTAAAAAGATAGAAGAAGGTAAAGCAAACGCTACTAGTGATGATAAAAATAAAGAGAAAAATCCTGAAGATACATTTAAGCAATGTCAAGTTCCAGCTGCAAGCGGCAATCCAAATGAAGACAGGGCAAATGAAGAAGCAGCTGCTGAAAACAAAAATGCTACACTAGTTGATAATGATAATAACGGGTTTGGCAACGCACAAGGTGGTGAATTTGATACTACTAATGACAATAATGGATTTGGTAATTCGCAAGAAGGTGAATTTGGAGGCACTACAAAGCGCCCCGGAACAGCTTCTCTTACTGATACACAGGGACCATTTTAACAAGGTAAATACGTTATGAGCACACAAGAAAAAAGATTATATCAAGATATTAATATTAAATCTAATAAAAAACCTGATTACGGTATAGGATCAAAAACTTATAAAGGATTTAGTACAACTGATCCTGATCAAAACGGATTTAATCTATATGATTTTAGTCTTATTAAACAAGATATTATCAATCATTTTCATATAAGACAGGGTGAATTATTATCTAATCCAAATTTTGGAACAATTATTTGGGACGTTTTACACGAACCAATGACTGAGCAGTTAAAACAAATTATTATTGATAATGTAACAGAAATTATTAATTACGATCCAAGAATAAATGTAAATTCAGTTACTGTAGATGAGTACGAAAGTGGACTACAGATTGAAGCAGAAGTACTATTTTTAACTTATAATATTGTTGAAAATATGCGTCTAACTTTTGATCAAAATAACGGATTTCTAAATACCTAATAATATACGTAGTTAATCAAGACTGATAAATACTGTATAATAAAGGAAAGCCAAATATGTCCTCGACTGATAGACAAAATAGATTACTAGTAGCAGAAGATTGGAAGCGTATCTACCAAAGTTATAGAAACGCTGATTTCAAATCTTATGACTTTGACAACTTACGTAGAACAATGATAAATTATCTACGTCAAAATTATCCAGAAGATTTTAACGATTATATTGAAAGTTCGGAATACCTTGCATTAATTGACATGATTGCTTTCCTTGGTCAAAATATTGCTTTCCGTACAGACTTAAATGCACGTGAAAACTTCTTAGAACTTGCAGAGCGTAGAGAAAGTGTTCTCCGTCTTGCACGTACACTGTCTTATAATCCAAAGCGTAATCAGTCAGCTAACGGATTACTTAAAATTGAAAGTGTTAGTACAACTGAAAGTGTTAGAGATAGTAATGCAATCAATTTAGAAAATCAAACAATTATATGGAATGATCCTAGTAATGCTAATTGGCAAGAACAATTTACAAAAGTTTTAAATGCAGCTCTTCCAGTTAATAACCCTGTAGGCAGACCAGTTAAAAAAGATACAGTAAATAATATTCCAACAGAGCAATATAGGTTTAGTAGTACTAATACCGGAGTACCTGTTTTTGGATTTAACAAAAATATAAGTGGTAGTACTAGTAGATTTGAAATTGTAAGCACTGATGTAAACAACGGAACAATAGAAGAAGAAGCTCCGTATCCAGGAAACAATTTTGCATTTCTATATCGCAATGATGGCAAAGGGCCTAGTAGTACTAATAGTGGATATTTTTGTCACTTTAGACAAGGCGCATTAGATAGCGGATCTTTTATTGTTGATGCACCAAGCTCTAACCAAGTTGTTTCAATTGATGCAACTAATGTTAACAATTCAGATGTTTGGTTATATTCAGTAGATGATTTTGGACTAGAACAAGAACTATGGACAAAAGTTCAAGCAGTTGAAGGCAACAATGTAGTTTATAATAGTCTAAGTAAAAGTATCAGAAATATATTCAGTGTACTTACTAGAGCAAATGATAGAATTAGTTTAATATTTTCAGATGGAACTTTTGGCAATTTACCGCAGGGAAATTTTAAAGTATATTATCGAACTGGTAAAAATCAAAGGTTAGTAATTGATCCAAAAGACATGCGTGGTATTAGTATACAAATTCCATATGTAAGCAAATCAGGAAAAAGCGAAAGTCTTTCATTAGTATTCCAATTAAAGTATACAGTAGACAATGCAAGTATTAGCGAAACAAATGCAAGTATTAAGCGTAATGCTCCATCTAATTACTACACTCAGAATAGAATGGTAACAGCAGAAGATTACCAAATTGCTCCGCTTACATCAAGCCAAGAAATTATTAAAGTAAAAAGTGTTAATAGAACATCTAGCGGAATTAGTAGATATTTAGATCTTGTCGATGCAACTGGTAGATATAGTAAAACAAATTTATTTGCTGTAGACGGAATTTTAACAAGAGAATTTATTGATACAAAGGTTGGATTTGATTTTGTTACTAAAACGGATATTGAGGGTGCAATAGCAAACGTTATACAACCAGTTTTAGAAAACAGGAAAATTAAAAATTATTATCTTACTAATTTTCCAAAAATACTAGTAGGCGATTTAGGACTAGTATGGAATAGTAGTACAGTTGACGCAAATCAAAATACTGGTTATTTTACAAACGCTGCAGGTACTAGACAACAATTAGGTACTTTTACAGCTAGTACATTAAAATTAATGCGAGCAGGAACACTACTTAAATTTATTGCTCCAACAGGCAAGCATTTTATGAAGACTGATAATAATAAAATAATGGACGGCGCAGCCGACCATCCAGGATCAGTTGATTACCTATGGGCAAAGATTGTAAGCACTGAAGGTAACGGAACAGTGGTTGCAGATGATGGTACAGGACCAGTTTTAATAAATGACATAATTCCACAAGGCGCAAAACTTACTCAAATTATTCCTAGAATTGCTAATGATATACAAGCATCAGTTCAAACACAACTTGTAGATCAAATTTTTGCTTATAGAACTTTTGGTTTAAGGTTTGATGTAAATTTAGGAGAGTGGAGACTAGTGTCTTCTACTAATTTAGATAGTGCAAGTGAATTTAGTATTGGTAAAGCAGGCGATAATACTAACCAGCAATTAGATGCAAGTTGGCTGTTATTGTTTGAAACAAACGGCGAAACGTATACGGTTACATATAGAGGATCTAGATACTTGTTTGAAAGTGATGAAGAAGTTAGATTCTATTTTGATAATAGTGATAAAGTTTATAATAATAGAACTGGTAAAATTATTAAAGATAAAATTAGTATGTTAAGTATTAACCAAAAAGATCCGACATCAAATCCGGTTCCTTATACAGTTGATTATGATTGGGAAATTGTAGAAGATTATAGAGATACAGAAGGTTATGTAAACAGTAAAAAAGTCCAAGTTAGTTTCTTTGATGCTGACGATGACGGAGTTGTTGATGATCCAGACTTGTTTGATGTTATTGTTAATGAGACAAACAACCCTTTAGAAAAATATATATTTTCTGAAAAGGTTACAAGTATTGACGGCGTTGAAGAATGGTTCTATAAACCGAATAGTGTATTAAATGTTGTTGTTCTTCAAAATAAAGCAAGTTTAGGGTCTACTACATTATATGCAGATGGACAAATATTTTATTATGTAGATGAAAATATTTTTGAAATACTTGATAAAACCACAAGCAACTTAAATATTTCACAAAAGTATAGAGCACAAATTGGTCGAGATAATATTAAATTTCATTATGTTCATGCTGCAGACGAAAGTACACGTATAGATCCTAGTGTGAGTAATATTATTGATTCTTATTTACTAACAAGATCATATGATAATAGTTTTAGACAATACTTAGATGGTATTACAAATACTAAACCATTAGCACCTAGTAGTGATAATTTATTTTTAAATTACGGTGCAAACTTGAATAACATTAAATCGTTAAGCGATGAAATTATATACCATCCAGTAAAGTACAAAATTTTATTTGGAACAAAGGCAGATGCAGAATTCCAAGCAGATTTTAAAATTGTAAAAAATCCTGATATTGTTATAAACGACAATGAAATAAAATCAAGAGTAATAAGTGCAATAAACGAATTTTTTGCTTTAGATAATTGGGACTTTGGCGAAACTTTTTATTTTACAGAACTAACAGCATATGTGATGCAACAACTTGCACCAAATATTGTTACTTTTGTAATTGTACCAAAACAAATAGATCAAACGTTTGGAAGTCTTTTTGAAATAAAATCAGAATCAGATGAAATATTTATTAGCGGAGCAACAGTAACTGATGTGGCAATAATTGATAATGTCACAGCTACACGCCTTAAAGCAGAAGGCGCAATTACTACTACAGCAACAACTACAGGTAATATTGGAATAACAAGTACTAATTTAAACACAAGTACAAGTAGTCCAAATTACACAAGTAGTTCAAGCGGATCTAGCAGTTCAAGCAGTTCAAGCGGCTCAGGCGGCTCAGGCGGTGGCGGAGGAGGCTACTAATGGCATATAACAACGATCAATCAGATCAACCGTTACCAGGTGGTAACGAAAATCGTAAAAGACAAAGTGCAAGTCATTTACCAAAGTACTATCGAACTCCTGCGAATAAAAAGTTTTTAGCAAGCACAATGGACCAGCTTATACAGCCTGGTGTAGTTGAAAAATTAAACGGTTATGTAGGAAGAAAAACAGCAAAGGCTTTTTCCTCTACAGATAATTACGTATCTGATGTAAGTGCAGCTAGAGAAAATTATCAATTAGAACCAGCAAGTATTGTAAAAGACAATTTAGGCAATGTAACATTTTATAAAGATTATAATGATTATATTAACCAACTTGATAGTTTTAACAAAGGCACAAGCGATCACAGTGTATTAAATCAACAAGAATACTATGCTTGGGATCCTCACGTTGATTGGGATAAACTTACTAATTTTAGAGAATATTATTGGTTACCAAACGGTCCGCAAAGTTTTGGGTTGCCAGGTAATACAATAGATGTTGAAAGTACATATACAGTACGTATTGGCGATAATGCTGATAATAATACATATATCTTTAGTCCAGACGGATTAACAAATAATCCTACTATAACATTATATAGAGGAATTACATATAAGTTTGATATTGACACACCAAATTTACCGTTTACAATTAAAACTAAAAAGACTCTAGATGAAGGATTTGATTTAGATAGTTCTAGTATACTTGTTTTAGAAGGAGTAAGCGTACAAGGTTTAGAAAAGGGTGTAAGCACGTTACAGCTTGGAACTGATACACCGGATATACTTTATTATATGGCATCTAACGATTTACAGGCAAGCGGAACTATTGTTGTTAAAGATATAAGTGAAGCAACCTTTATTGATGTCAAAAAAGAAATACTTGGAAAAAAAACTTATAAAGCAAGCAATGATGTTGTTTTATCAAACGGAATGAAAGTATTTTTTACTGGTGAAGTTGAACCAGCTTCTTATGCAGAAGGTGCATTTTATGTAGAAGGTGTTGGCGACAAAATTAAACTTATACCAGAAACTAATCTTAATGTTCCAACAGATTTTACCGACGATGTTGAAATAGAGTTTGATGCCGAAGGTTTTGATAGATTGCCATTCGGCGAAGCCATTGGTTATCCAACTAAGAAAGATTATTTGGTTATTAATCGTTCAGCAAAAGACGGAAACCTCTGGGCTAGATATAATAGATGGTTTCATAAAAATGTAATTGAAACAAGCGCAGAACAAAATAATCAACCTTCCGAATTAGATCAACTACAACGTGCAAAAAGACCAATTATCGAATTTGAAGCGGATATCAAATTACATAATTTTGGTACAAAAATCAAAAAAGATGTTGACTTAATTGACAATTTTACTACAGACGTCTTTAGTACTATCGAAGGCGGAATAGGATATAACGTTGACGGAATTGATATTGTTAAAGGTATGCGTATTTTATTTACAGCAGATACTGACATACTTGTAAAAGGAAGAATTTTTGAAGTAGATATAATTAAATTTGCAGGAGGAAATAATACCAACAATCAAATTACACTTAAAGAAGTTGCTGATAGTATTCCTCAAGAAAATGAAACTGTACTTGCACTAAACGGTAATGTGTTTAAAGGTAAAATGCTATATTTCCAAAACGGATCTTGGCAGGAAACACAACAAAAAACAAATACTAATCAACCGCCGTTATTTGATATTTTTGACAGTAATGGAAAAAGTTATTCAGATACTAGTACATACGAAGCATCAACATTTAGTGGCAACAAATTGTTTAGTTATAAGCAAGGAATAGGATCAGCAGACACCGAATTAGGATTTCCTTTAAGCTACCGTAGTATCTCTAATGTAGGAGATATTGTTTTTAATTACGACATTCTTCAAGATACTATGACGTATACTAATGAAAATGATATTTTTACAGTTAATACAGATATTGGATTTTTAAGAAAGTATAGTGATCTAAATGTATTTGAAACAATAAGTGGTTGGAAAAAAGTTACAACATTATCAGAACAGCCAGTTATTCGACAGTATGTTTTTGATAACACAACAACCGGATTTGAAATTGATGTATATAACAATAGCGGACTATTAAGCGACTTATGGGTAAGAGTTTACCTTAACAATAAATTACAATTTGAAAATGTTGATTATACTATTACAACTAATATTCAAAATAATGCACAAATAAATTTTAATAATACCCTCACACTTAATGATGATATAGTTATTAAAACTAAATCTAAAACTTTAAAAAACGACAATGGGTTTTATGAGATACCATCGTCATTAGAAAGAAATCCTAAGAATGAAAATCTTAAAGAATTTACATTAGGAGAAGTTAACGATCATGTTAGTACTATTGTTGAAAATTTAGATAACTTTACCGGTACTTTCCCAGGAGTTGGTAATTTAAGAGATCTTAATAACTTGTCAGATCTAGGAAGAAGATTTTTACAGCATAGTGCTCCTATGAATTTATCTCTTTATCATATAACTGATAAGGATAGTAATATTATAAAATCGTTAGATTATGCAAGAACTGAATATAATAGATTTAAAAGAGAATTTTTGCAAGTTGCGTTAGATTCTGAGTTTCAAGGCACAACTAAAGATCATGTAGACAATATATTACAAACTATTAATAGTGTAAAAAATAAAGAAATGCCATTTTATTTTAGTGATATGGTACCAACTGGTGCTGTTAAAAAGCTATCATATACTATATTAGATGCTGACGAGACATTTTTTGCTTTAAGTCAAGTTTTTGATAATAATACACTATCAAAAAAAGCTGTTAGTGTTTACAAAAATAATATCCAATTAGTGTACAATAAAGATTACACATTTAATAGTGATGGATTTGCTGTTGTAACAGCAACAAAAGCACAAGATGATGTAATAGACATTTTTGAATACGAAACTACTAACGGAAGTTATGTGCCTCCAACACCTACTAAATTAGGTCTTTACCCTGCGTACGAACCAATGTTATATAGTGATGATACATACCTAACAACAACTTCACTTATTCAAGGACATGACGGTAGCAGATTTGTTGCTTTTAACGATTATAGAGATGATTTGTTATTAGAATTAGAAAAACGAATTTTTAATAATATTAAAATAAAATATGATACAACACTTTTAGATATAAATGATTTAGTTCCTGGAGAATACAGACAAACTGGAGTATCGTTTAGTGAAATTAATAAGTCAATATTAAGTAACTTCTTATCTTGGAGTAAATTTATAGATACAGATTATACTTTACATAACTTCTTTGAAAGAACAAATACATTTACATTTAATTATAGTAAATCAAATTCACCAAGCGGAAATATTTTGCCAGGATTTTGGAGACAAATTTATAAAAGGGCATTTGATACAGATCGTCCACATACTCATCCTTGGGAAATGCTAGGACTTACAATAAAACCTAGTTGGTGGGAAACACAATATGGTCCAGCACCATATACTAAAGATAATTTATTAATGTGGACTGATTTACAAAATGGTATTCTTAGACAGCCGGGTGTAAAATATAAGATTTTAAACAAATATAAAAGACCAAATTTATTAAGTAATATACCATCAGACGAATCAGGGAATCTTTTACCTCCGTTAAGTATTGGTTGGATTAGTAATTACCAACCCGACACAATAGATTTTAGTTTCGTGTTTGGAGACGGCGCCCCAGTAGAATCTGCTTGGAGAAACAGCTCAGATTATGCATTTAGTATAATTAAGGCATTTATAATTAATAAACCAAGTTTAATATTTTCTACAGGATTTGATAGATTTAACCAAGTTCGTAATAGTGCAGGTTCTATCGTATACAAACCTACTAATAAAAGAATCAATTTAAAAGATTTAGTATTTCCAAGTACATCAACTGATGCTACGCAAACTTTTACAAGCGGATTAGTAAATTACGTAGCTTCTTATATGGCCGGTGATGTCTTAAAGAATTATGAAAAATACAAAGAAAATATTACTAGTATTGATAATCAAATAGGTTTTAAATTAGCAGGATTTACTGACATAGAAAAGTTTAAATTGATACTTGACAGTAGAACTCCAACTAATGAAGGTAATGTTTTTGTTCCAAATGAAAATTATCAAATATTTTTAAATACAAGCTCGCCTATAAAAACTGTAGAATATAGTGGTGTAATTATTGAACGCAGAACAGATGGGTATGTAATTAAAGGGTATAGTCCTAATAATACTATATTTAAATATTTAAGTGCGGTATCTAAACAAAACGATCCAAGTATTAATATTGGTGGAATAAGTGAAAACTATGTTGTGTGGAATAGTGGTAAAACATATGTTGCAGGTCAAAATGTTGAGTACCAGGGCTCTTACTATAGAACAAAAACCCAACACCAAAGTACACAAACATTTGATGAAACTCAGTTTGCTAAATTAGCTGCTTTGCCATTAAAAGGCGGAAGAGAAGCTTTTATTAGAAAACAATTTACAGATACTATAATTAAAGAAATGCCGTATGGTACGTTATTAACCGAGATACAAGACGTAGTAGATTTTTTACTAGGATACGGAGAATATTTAAAAAGCCAAGGATTTATTTTTGATTATTTCCAAAGCGATAATAAAGTAGTTCTTGACTGGCGACACTGTGTAAACGAATTTTTATTCTGGACTACACAGAATTGGGCTGCTGGTAGTGTTATTACACTAAGTCCTGGAGCAGAACAAATTAAAATAACAACTAATTATTCGATGGTCGATAATATATTTGACGGATTTTATGGTTACGGATTATTCAAAGCAGATGGACAAAAACTTGTAGAAGATTTTGCAAATCTTGGAAGATCGCCTAATGAATTTAGCATAGGTCCAAAAAATACAGCAGACGGAATTTATTTTATATCGTTACCCTTAGTACAAAAAGAACATGTGGTTATTATTGATAACGCAACAGTTTTTGGCGATGTAATATTTGATCAGCAACCAGGATATAGACAAGAAAGAATAAAAATACTAGGATATAGAACAACAGACTGGGATGGAAGTTTAAATATCCCTGGTTTTATATTTGACGAACCTAATATTGTAGAATGGGAGCAATGGCAAGATTATAATATTGGTGCTGTTGTTAAAAATAAAGAATTTTATTATAGTGCTCCTAAGAAAGTTCCTGGCTCACAAATATTTGATGCAAAGAATTGGAACGTACTTTCGGAAAAACCGGAAGGCGGCCTTTATGCAAACTTTGAATATAAAACAAATCAATTTGCTGATTTTTATGATTTAGATTCAGATAACTTTGATGTTGAACAGCAAAAAATGGCACAGCATTTAATTGGTTATCAAAAACGCCAATATTTACAAAACATTGTAAACGATGATGTAAGTCAATACAAATTTTATCAAGGATTTATTCAAGACAAAGGTTCTAAGAATGCTCTTACTAAATTGTTTGATGCACTTGCAAGTGACGACAAGGATAGTTTAGAGTTTTACGAAGAATGGGCTATTAAAGATGGACAATACGGAGCCAGCGAAGGCTTTGACGATGTTATTTTTAGACTAGACGAAGGAAAGTTTAGACTAGTGCCACAGCCTATACAACTAGTAAATTCAACTACTGGTGAAGAAACTGATTTAATTTATAGAATTAAACCATATGAAGTTTACCAAAAATCTAAAAATTATGATCATAAACCATTGCCTGGAAAATATGTTTTTGACAGTTACACAAAAAATGCAGGATATGTAAATCAACAAGATGTTAGAGGAATAGTAACCAACTACGAAAACATACTTGACTTTAATTTTGCTGATATTGCAAAAAATGCATATATTTGGGTTGGAAATCAAGATAAAGACTGGACAGTGTATAAACATGTTGACACTCCTTATGTAATAAACCAAATTGGAAAAGGTGAAGCAACATTTGACATTACAGTAGACACAAATGTTAAAGATTTTGTAAAAGGTGATATTATTGGTATTAATGCTATACATAATGATAGTACAAGTCTTAACCTTGACGGATTTTATAAGATTGATAGTATAAACAACAATGTTATAACTGTAGAAACTGACGATCCAAAAACTACTGAAGATAGTGACCTAGTTGGTAATATAACAGTATTTTTAAAAGTTAGAGCAACAAATGTTGTTGAAGCAAACAAAATTGTACAAACAAATTTACATGGTAACGATTTGTTATGGGTTGATTCAATAACAGACGACAACGAATGGGCAGTATATAAGAATACTAATTCATTTGTTGATCATCAGCGTATTAATAATCCAGTATCTAATGCATACGGAAATATTGAATCTATTACTTTAGATGTTGCTAGTACTACTATTTTTAATCAAGGATTTCATAAATTATCAAAATATGATAGAATAACGTTTAGTGGAATAGAAGGTACTGTAGAACTTAACAGTACTTCAAAATATGTTGGCGGAACTATTACATCATCATCGTTTCAATTATATGATGACGCTGACCTAACTATACCAACAAATTCGTCAAGTTTTACAGCACACACCTTCAAAACTGGTAAATGGGTAAACAACGGATCAAACTTTGGAACAGCAATAGCTGTTGATGACAGAAATACTACATTATTAGTAAGTACACCAGATGACGCTGACGGAAAGGTTTATGTATATAACAGGCCGACTAATGCATTAACATACACATTAACACAAACAATTGAACCTTTTAAGTTTGGTAACGATAGACAACGATTTGGAGCCGGCCTAGCAATAAGTCCAGACGGTGAATATGTTGTAGTTGGTTCACCTAATGCTTCAAATGTAAAAACAAAATATTCAGGAGCATTTCAATCAGCTGTTGATTATCCCAAAAATAGTATAGTAGGAAAAGACCAAGGACTATGGCGTGCCAAAATAGATATTCAAGGCGAAGAAGACAATATTGTTTTTAATAGTTTTAGTTCAGTTGTTGAAAATATTCAAGCTGCAGGTTTGCAAAATAATAATACCGATTTTATTCCGGCATTAATTATTGGGGATTATGCAATTGATCCTAATAATAACTTACTTGCATTTAATGGTTTACCAACAAACCATATACTTGTTCGAGCACCGTTTTCGTTGTATGAAGGTAGTGGAATAAACGATCAGGTAAGATTGCAATGGAATTCAATAACATACGGAAACCAAGATTTATCAGCATTAACAGCAAGAGCTCCATTTAATGGAAGTCATTCAGTAATCACAGATGCATTTTTAAGTCAAGAACATACAATACAAAAGAAAATTGACGAAGTTTTATATGTTAATAGTAGCACAACCTCTGTTGATATAGGAGATGTTTTACAAACTCCGGTTGCTACTGGTATAGTTGAATATACTAAATTAGTAGGCGCTGAACTATTAATATATCTAAGAGACGTAAACGGTACATTTAATACTAGCGATAGTTTATTTAGAGACGACGGTGACTTTATCGGCGAATATGTTAAACAAGGACCAATAGATCCTGTCAATACTTCAACCGTTTGGGGTGGATATTGGTGGATTGACACACCGGTGTATACACCAACTTCATCTACAACAAATATTGACAAGGGCGCCGGATTAGTTTACTGGGATCTAATATCAGATAGTACTCCAACTGGTAGATACTACTATTCGAGTTTAGATTATTTAACAACTGATATTAGTAGTCAAAATACTTTTACTGGTTATATAAGAACGTTAACATATAGAGGGCTTCCTGGAGCAGGCGGAAGTAATGATACTTTTTCAAGTAACTTATATGTAATGCGAGCTCCTAAAGCACTTAGCGATACTATATCTCCAGGTGACCCAGTCAGTGTTTATGTTAACCAATTACCGCAATACACAACCGGTGACTTCAAAGACCTAACTACAATAGGATTAAGTTCTACAACTACAAACACAACAAGAAACGTTTATGATGTATGGGACGGATACATTAATTTAGATTTTACTAAAACAGATGCAGCAGATAATCCGTTTGAGCCAAGAGTAGGTGATACAGTTCGTGATTTAACAACAGGAGCAACAGCTGAAGTAACATTTTATCAAAGAAACAGTTTAAATGCCACTATATTTGTAAAAAATTTAGCAGGTTCATTTAGTGTTGGAGATGATTATGGACAAAATGCTGAAATAGAATTTTTAGGTACACCAGGTGATCCTGATGTAAACTATCAAATTGATCGCGTAATGGGCGAAATACAATTTACATCAT